GGAAAAATTACAATCCCAACAAACTATGTACATTGGTCAACAATGGCAAAAGGTCGAGAGTAATTTATATCAACAAGCGGTTTATTATGAACCAACAAGAATGGCGTCGTATTATGATTATGAAAGTATGGAATATACTCCTGAAATTTCAGCAGCATTAGACATATATGCTGAAGAATCAACAACACCAGATCAAGACGGTTTAATATTAAGAGTGTATTCTGAATCTAAAAGGATTAGACAAGTATTAACAGATCTATTTACCAATAGATTAGATATTAATACGAACTTACCGATGTGGACTAGAAATACGTGTAAGTTTGGTGATAACTTTGTTTATCTAAAATTGGATCCAGAAAAAGGAATCGTAGGATGTCAACAGCTACCAAACATTCAAATAGAAAGACTGGAAAAGGGTATGAGATTTCAACCTGACAAGTATTCACAGGACATGGAGAACGACTCTTTGAAGTTTGTTTGGAAAGAAAAAAATATGGAGTTTAATACGTGGGAGATCGGTCACTTTAGAATTTTAGGTGACGATAGAAAACTCCCATACGGTACATCAATGTTAGAAAAGGCGAGACGTATATGGAAACAACTTTTACTTTCTGAAGACGCCATGATGATATATAGAGTATCAAGAGCACCTGAAAGAAGAGTATTTAAAGTTTTTGTTGGTAATATGGACGATAAAGATGTTGATCCATATGTGCAAAAAGTTGCTAGTAAATTTAAAAGAGATCAAATTGTTGATAACAAAACAGGAAATGTCGATATGAGGTATAACCAAATGGCGGTTGATCAAGATTATTTTATCCCTGTTAGAGACGCAACGGCAACCAACCCAATTGAAACCCTTCCTGGTGGTACCAACCTATCGGAAATCGCTGATATAGAGTATATCCAAAAGAAATTAGTTACTGCACTTAGAATACCAAAGGCGTATTTAGGGTTTGAGGAGGCTGTAGGTGACGGTAAAAACTTATCATTATTAGATATTCGTTTTGCAAGAACAATTAATAGGATTCAAAAATCGATGATTGCAGAATTAAATAAAATTGCAATCGTACATTTGTTTTTATTGGGGTTTGAAGATGAATTAACTAACTTTACTTTATCACTAAATAACCCATCAAAACAAGGTGAACTATTAGGTTTAGAGATATGGAAAGAAAAAATTGATTTATATAAAAACGCAACTGCCGAGATTGCAAAATCATTGGCACCTGTATCTGCATCGTGGGCCAAAAAACACATACTTGGTTTTTCTGATGAAGAAATAAGATTAGACATCCAACAACAACGTGTTGAGAGAGCGGTATATGCTGAATTGGAAAAAACTGCCGAAATTATTACTAAAACGGGGATATTTGACAATATAGATAAACTGTACGGTAAAAAAGAAGGAGATCCTGCAGGAGCAGCAACCGAAGGCGGAGATGACGGAGGTGCACCGCCTATGGGTGGAGATATGGGTGGTCCACCACCACCACCATCAGGAGGAGAACCACCAATACCGGAAAGATTGGTTAGAAACGACTTAAATTTAATATTAGAGGACGTAATATTTAAAGACGTTGATAGTTTAGATTTATCTAAAGGAAGAAATTCTTTGGTTGAAATTGATCAAAAATTGAAAGATTTAATAGATAAGTAATATTTATAGTTAAAACAAGGTATGAATACATTTGGAACAATCAAAACAAAAATAGAAAGGGTCTCTGCCAAACTTTATAAAAAACCAGAATTTAAAGGATTTATATCCGAATTAAAAATTATGGTTTTAGAAAATAAAGACATATCAGAATTGTATTATATATACGATGATCTATCAAAAAGCAAAGGACTATCGAAAGATATTGCTGACGATTATCTAAACGAAACTTTAGAATATTCAGAAATATTAATAGAAAGTTCAAAAACATTATTAAAAAAAATAGATAGATGGGTCTCGTCGTATATTAAGGAATCATCAAATGATTACAAAGATATTGATAACTCAATTTACAACAGATCTATTAGAAATTTAGAATCAATTTTAGAGTCTAAAAATAGAATTAAAAAAACGTTAATGTCTGAAGAAGTAAACCCGATAGTTAAAGAATCGGTTATTTTACCTATTTCTACAATGGTAAAAATTGCAAACGACGCTTTAAAAAAAGAAATCAATAATTTAAACGAAAATGACCGTAAAGAGTTAGATGAGATCCTTGTATTAACTTCGGATAAGGTTAAAAAAGAAATGTCAGAACTAAAAGAAAGTGTGGTTAAAGGGTTGAGATCAACTTTAACCGAATCTAAAGATGGTGATTTAAATGATACTATACAAAACACCATAAATAAAATAATGGATTCTAAAGTAGATCATTATAACTTATACAAACTAAGAAAGTTAAAAACTGGACTATGAAAAAGTTTTTTAAGTCTTTATTAGGGTCTGGAACAACAACATTATCATCCAAAAGATTTACAGGTATTATTTGTGTAATTTCTTTAGTCATCTCATTATTTGTTTCTTTATTTTCAGCAGGAAAATTAACACCAAACGAATCATTGGTTGATGTCATCGCTCTTTTATCTTTTGGGTCTTTGGGTCTTACATCTACTGAAGCAATTTTTTCAAAAAAGACCCCCAATAAAAAAGAAGAAGAAAGGGATCAGGAATGATTCTTTTGATTATATATGGCCTTTTGAATTTGAGCCCTTCGTTCTACGGAGGGTTTTTTATATTCCTTTCTTTCCTGTAGTTGTTGTATTTGTTTTGTTTTATATATTTTAAATTTGTAGGCCTTTAATGCTTGCTCTATATTTTTATTTTTTACAGGAATAATTATCATATTTTTTGTCGTTTTAATATAAATAGTAGGTGTTTTTTTAATTTTTGACAACCATAAAAAGTTTTATTATATTTTACTAAACAATAAACGGATAAGGTATGAATAATGAAAAAAGGAAAAACGTCAAAACTAAACATTTTTGATGATGCAAAATGTCAGTACGGGACGGTCGACTCAAAAAAATTAAAATCAATTTACGTAGTATTACAAACGTGGGTCGAACCAAAAGATGATTACGATAATTGGACAAAAATTACGGGCGAAATAAAAAGACAAATATTACACACCCTATTAGAGGTCGTTGACCACACAACATTTGAGAAAAAGCAAATTGTAGATCTTGATTTAAGAACGAGCGGAATACAGAAAAACAAAAAAAGTTTTTTAAATTTAGAAATAACTTTATTTATTCATAAAGAAAATATAGATTTTAAATCCGTTATTTTAAGAAGTAAGATTAAAAATATCTTACAGTCAATTCATAAAGACGACTTAAAAAATTCAAAGTATTTCACATTAAGTCGAACAAAAATTAAAGAAACCGTAAGTGCCTAATATTTATCATAAAAAAGATTATGAAGATATTAGGACCAAGTGATACGGGTAAGGGGATTCTTGTTGAGTACGATTCTGGAATTATAAACCCAAATGAATATAGAAACAGTCAAGTATTAAAAGAGTCGTATGGTCAACTAGACTATTCAAAACCATTTATATTTTATGCCACCCTTCAAAAATACGGGGTTCCAAATAGGAATGGGAGAGTCTACCCTGAGAAAATTTTAAAAAGAGAAGCTGAAAGATATAAAGAAATGATTAATAAAGGTATGTCAATATCCGAACTTAATCACCCTGAATCATCACTTATTGATTTAGATCGAGTGGCGCATTTAATTACTGAAGTGTGGTGGGAAGATAATGTAATGATGGGTAAAATAAAATTATTAACCACCCCCGGTTTTCACGAAAGAGGTATTGTGTCATCTAAGGGTGATATTGCGGCTAATATGATGAGACAAGGGGTTACTATGGGGGTTTCTTCTCGTGGTGTTGGTTCGTTAGTTAAGAAAGGTGAACAAAATGAAGTTCAGGATGATTTTGAATTAATTTGCTTTGACTTGGTTTCATCTCCATCAACACCAGGAGCATATCTTTATTTAAATAAAGAGGACAGACCTAAGTACGAAGAAAAACTAATAGAACACGAAAATATACAATCAACTTCAAATCCACTATCAAAATCTGTTGACTTAATGAAAAGATTATCCGATTATTTGGGTAAATAAAATTATAAGAAATGGATGAAAAGTATTTTGTAGCTAGAGTAACCACTGATATAGTGGATGAAAACACAGGGAAAGTAAAAAAAATTAAAGAAGAGAAATTAGTTAAGGCTTATTCACCAACAGATGTTGAGGCAAAAGTAACTAAAGTGTATGAAGCTTACACAATGGATTGGAGAATAACTGCAATTGTTGAAAGTAAAATTGATGAGGTTATAGAAGAGTAATTTTTTTAGATCTGACTTAATAAAAAGGGATACCAATCGGTGTCCCTTTTTTGTTTTTATTTTATTTATTTCATTTGTTTAGTAAAATAAAATCACTTTTTTACTATGTCGGCATATTTATCTATAAAAATAAACGCATAACACATTGTATAAAAAATGAGTATGAACGAAAAATCGGTAGTAGAAGAGGCTTTATTACAAATTAAAGCGGTCGAAAACGCTATCAGTGAAAACGCAAAAGGAATACTTGCTTCGACAATGAAGGAAGAAATCAGTGAATTAGTAAGAGAATCCCTTGGGGTCTCAAGAACAAAAAACCTACGTGAGCAAGACGAACAAGATCCAAATATGGATACTGAAGATGAAGAAGAAGTTGACGTAGAAGAACCTGAAATGGATGTTGAAGACGAAGGTGAAATTGAAGGTGAAGAACCTGAAGTTAAAATGCCGTCTGTAGATATGTTATCAGGTGATAATCAAACAGCCGAGTTACCTCCATTAGATATGACACAATCACCAATAGGTGATGTTATGAAGGTATTCAAACTTATGGGTGATGAAGATGGTATCATCGTTAAAAAAGACGAAAAAGGTATCCATTTATCTGACCCTAGTAACGATGTTGAATATTTAATCCAAATGGGTGACGAGTCTGAAAATCCACAAGATATGATGGAAAATGAATATATAGACGCATTAAGAAATGGTGGTCTTATGGGTGAAGAGTTTGGTGAAGAACAACCTGTATTCGAGTTGGAACTTGACGATGTTGATATGGAAGAACCAAGAATGTCAAGAAGACATAGAGATATGGATATGGAAGAACCAAGAATGTCAAGAAGACATAGAGATATGGATATGGATATGGAAGAACCAAGAATGCCAAGAAGACATAGAGATATGGATATGGATATGGAAGAACCAAGAATGCCAAGAAGACATAGAGATATGGGTATGGAAGAAACGTATGGCATGGATGAAACGTATGGTATGGAAGAAACGTATGGCATGGATGAAATGTATGACATGGATGAAACGTATGGCATGGATGAAACGATTTATGAAGTAGATAAAGATGAGTTGGAGTCTGTTTTAGAATCATTTAAAGCGATTGGGATTGGGTTTGGTAAACCAGGTAATGGTTTTGCTAAAACATCAGTTAACCAAAAAGGTTTTAATGGTAATAAAACATCAGGTGGTAAAGGTAAGACAGGAAATGGTCCTAAATTCAAATACCCTTCAATTAAACACGGAGTTACTGAAGTAGAAATGGAAGAGGAAGAGTTTGAAGGATGGTCTAAGGAAGAAGAAAACGAAGGAATGATTGACTCACCAGAAACTACTGAGGCATCAAGAACGTTAGGTAACGGTAGAAAATTCGGAAGAAAAGGATTACCAAAACCAAGAACGGCACCAAGACACTTAAATGTTGAGTCAACAAATAAAGAATTAAGTTTACTTAGAGAGAAAAATGAAGAGTATAGAAAAGCTTTGGATTTTTTCAGAACTAAATTAAATGAAGTTGCGGTATTTAACTCAAACTTGGCCTATTCTACTCGTTTATTCACAGAACAATCAACAACAAAACAAGAAAAGATTAATATTCTTAGAAGATTTGATTCAGTTGAATCATTAAAAGAATCTAAAAGTCTTTATCAAACAATCAAAAAAGAATTAGACGGAAAAGGAACTGAGTCTATGGTTACAGAATCTATACAGAGAAAAGTGATCAAAACACCTCAAACAGGATCATCATCTAATTTGATTGAAAGTAAAACGTACGAGAATCCGCAATTCATGAGAATGAAGGATTTGATGACAAAAATTAAATAAAAATAAACTTTTTTAAAACACTGTATATTTATATACATAAAATAAAAAATAAACTCAGATTAAAAATTAAAAAATGGGAGCATTATTAGAATCAGGTCTTGTAGGTAACATAGGGTTAAAACACCTTAAAGTTATCAAAGAAGATACAATTAACAAATGGGATCGATTAGGATTCCTAGACGGACTTAAAGGTCACGTTAAAGAGAACATGGCACAATTATATGAAAACCAAGCATCTCACCTAATTAACGAAGCTGCGTCAACTGATAGTTCAGGTTCATTTGAAACTGTAGTATTTCCTATCGTTAGACGTGTATTCTCTAAATTATTAGCTAATGATTTAGTTTCTGTACAAGCAATGAACTTACCTATCGGTAAATTATTCTACTTCATTCCTAAAATTCAAGGATATGACACAGGTCAAGACCCAACTGCTGGTGGTACACATTTGTCTCCTATTGGAGCTGATGGTGGTCCTGCTCAAGGAGCTGGTTATTCAACAACCGATAAAAATCTTTATGATAGATTTTATGAAGGTAATGAAGCTCAATTAGATCCTCCAGGATTGTTTGATTATTCTAAAGGTACGTTTTCTGCTATCACTTCAACTTCGGTTGGTACTGTTGCTTGGTCTGCGGGTAACTTAATTTCTTCAGGTTATTCTGCTGGTGAGTATAGAAAAGTACTTATTGGTTTGTCTGGTTTCTCTAATGCAGGTGCAGGTAAAATGGTAGGTCCTGATGGTCAAGAAATGGATAACGAAGCATTCCTTTCTGATTTAAGAATTAGCACAAACCTTTCTCAACAAAGTGCATCTTTTGGTTCACCTTTCTCAGGAGCAGGATCAGGATCCTTATTATTTAGAGTTGTTACTCAGAAATATGGTAAAGGTATCGTACAATACGGAACACAATCATCAACTTCTTTCCCTTCAACAGGTAATGGTGGTTCATATGATAACATTTGTTCTCAAAATGGTATTATCTATTTAGAAGTTGATTTACAAGTTCCTTGTTCAATAGGATCAGCTTCTATGGATGGTTATTCAGGTTTAACAACTACAATTGGTGGAGCTGCGTATGGTGCTGCTGGATCTGCATTTACTGCAACATACAGAGTTTACAAAGAAATGGAATTTGAAGATCAAATTGGTGAGGTTTCTTTTGACCTTGAGTCAGTTACTGTATCTGTTACAGAAAGAAAACTAAGAGCACAATGGTCTCCTGAATTAGCACAAGACGTTTCTGCATTCCATAACATCGATGCTGAAGCTGAATTAACAGCTTTATTGTCTGAACAAGTGGCTGCTGAGATTGACCGTGAGATTTTACGTGACTTACGTAAAGGAGCGGCTTGGAATCTTCGTTGGGATTACAACGGATGGAAAAGAGGTACAACTGCAAATCCATTAACTCAGTACACACAAAAAGATTGGAATCAAACGTTGTTAACTGCGATTAACCAAATTTCAGCACAAATCCACAAATCTACTTTAAGAGGTGGTGCTAACTGGATCGTAGTTTCTTCTGAGATTTCTGCAATCTTTGATGATTTAGAGTACTTCCACGTATCTAACGCATCCCCTGAGCAAGATCAATACAATATGGGTATTGAAAGAGTTGGTACATTAGCTGGTCGTTACCAAGTTTACCGTGACCCTTACTTCCCACCGAACACAGTGTTAATGGGACACAAAGGAACATCATTGTTAGACACAGGTTACGTTTACGCACCGTACGTACCTCTACAATTAACACCTACAATGTATAACCCGTTCAACTTTACTCCGATTAAAGGAATAATGACGAGATACGCTAAGAAAATGGTTAATAACCGTTTCTACGGACGTATCACAGTTGATGGTGTTCGTACATTTGATTTAAGAGAATTGAGATAATCAAAATCTTAAATAACACTACAAAAGGGACAATTTATTGTCCCTTTTTTTATGTCTTGTTGATCGATATAGAACCTCCAACCATTATGGGGTATTGAGAATATCCGTAAATCAAACAAATTATAATTAAAAACCAATAAATGTTCATTTAAACATGAAGTAAATAGACAAATACGTAATTATACGTATATTTATATAAAGACTCGACCTGCCCGTGGTATATGGGGGATTCCTTAAAAAGGATTCTTCAAGTGAGCATAAAAAAAATAATTTCACTATATTATGAAACATTTTTTTATATTTTTATTTACAACTTTTCTATCCTTTAATTTATTTTCACAAGGAGTTTCAATAAATGCGGATGGAAGTAATCCAGATAACTCCTCAATGTTGGATATTAAATCAACATCTAAAGGTATTTTAATACCAAGAATGACACAATCTGAAAGAGGTTCAATCACATCACCATCAAATGGATTATTGGTTTATCAAACTAATGGAACACCTGGTTTTTATTTCTATGATGTTTCATCATGGGTTAGATTAGCAACAGGTACCGAATCACTATACACTGAAAGTACAGGTATAGATATAACAAATAATGTTATAACTAACACATCTCCAGATCAAACAGTAGTATTAACTCCTAGTACAGGTATAAATGTTACAGGCACATATCCTAATTTTACAGTAACAAATACTTCACCTGATCAAACAGTTGCTTTGACTGCAGGTTCAGGAATTGGAGTAACTGGTACATATCCCAATTTTACAATAAGCAATACAGACCTAACGACGGGTGTTTCTCTCACATCGGCAGGTGGGACTGAGACTCTTGTGAATGACGGAACAGGTTCTTCACTATCAACTAAAGGTATTTCAGCAGGTACGGGTATCTCATTATCTAGTACATCCACAGCACTAACTTTAACTAATAGTGCTCCAGACCAAACAGTGGCGTTAACAAGTGGTGGTGCAACAACAATAACTGGAACGTACCCTAACTTTACAATATCATCAACAGACAATAACAGTGGTGGAACTTTAACAAGTGTAACGGCAGGGAGTGGACTTGATGGTGGTACTATAACATCTACCGGAACAATATCAATGCCAAATACGGGAACAGCCGGAACTTATGGTTCGGCTACTCAAACACCGGTTTTAACAACAGATGGTCAAGGTAGAGTAACGTCCGTTACAAATACAACAATTACAGGAACAGTCCCTGGGGGTTCGGCAGGTGGGGATTTAACTGGAACTTATCCCAATCCAACGATAGGTACAGGTAAAGTGACTTCAACTCATATACTAGATGGAACTATAGCAACCGTAGATATTGCAAATAATACAATTGATGGGTCAAAAATAAATTTAACATCAAATGCGTCTGGCGATATGATGTATTACAATGGTACTGATTGGGTTAGAGTTGCCGCAGGTACAACGGGACAAGTTTTAATTGCTGCAGGTACATCAGCACCAGTATGGACAACAAAGTACTCTAAATATTCTCTTTATAACAACATTTCAGCAACGACTGCAAGTACAACTGGAGCGAATAATAATGCCATATATGGAGCTGGTGTTTATAGTAATGTTTGGTATGGTGCAATTAACCCTGGGACAACCGCAGTAAATTTAGGTACTTTAGTAAATTCAGCTATTTTAATATCCGACGGTAATGATCAACTAGCTTCATATGAGGGTTGGATAACTAACTCAAGCACTACTGCATTAACTATTGGTGTGTATGTTGTAAAATATGCGGCCGGAAGTACAACTCAAACAAGTACAGCAACAAGTTCCGGAACATTAATAGCTTCAACCACAACAATCGCAGTTGCCGCAGCTGCAAATAGTGCTACAAAATTTAATGTCAATTTAAGTAATGCACAGCTAACAGCAAATGATGTTATAGTCATTTTTGTAAGAAATCTATCAGGCGGAAATAGAACGTATTATCACCAAGGACAATTAAATGTACTTAGAGTATTCTAAATTATAACAATTAATCAATGATAAAATTTATACTCATATTATTTTTTCCATTGTGGATTTATTCACAAGGTTCCCTAGTTGTCTCTAGTGGTACAAATATAGTATCAACAAATAACCCAATTATAAATTTATATAATACCAATTTATCCAATAATACAGGAACGAACAATTTAGGTCCTGGTACAATATGGGGATTTACTGGAAATGTATCACAAAATATAAATGGTACAAATATCACATCCTTCCACGGTTTAAGATTAAATAACACGGCCGGTTATACTTTAGCATCCAACACCACAATTACAAATCGTTTAGAAATGGTTAATGGTAATATTGATTTAAACGGTAATACTTTAGAGGT